ACGAATACTGCTCTCCTCACGAGATTGAACTGCTTCAAGAGTCCGGGGTATACCGAGACGAACCTTTTAATGTCACCTACCCAGACCTGGCTTTGGATGTAGATCACGAACTTATAGACCAGCCTGACCACAAGGTTCGTCGGACTAAATACTTTGGCCTAGTCCCTAGAGCATTACTTGAGGACTCTGAAGAATACGAAGATGTAGACGAAGAAGAAGACTATTTCTACGTTGAGGATATTGTCGTTATCATTAACGGCAGCACCATCGTTAAGGCTGAACGAAATCCTTACATGATGAATGACCGACCTGTCATAGCCTTTCCTTGGGACATAGTCCCTGGCAGGTTCTGGGGTCGAGGTGTGTGTGAGAAGGGCTATAACTCACAGAAGGCTTTGGATGCAGAGCTTAGAGCTAGGATAGATGCCCTTGCCCTCACGATTCATCCTATGATGGCAATGGACGCCACCAGAATGCCTAGAGGCTCTAAGCCTGAAGTAAGACCTGGCAAGATCATCATGACCAATGGTAACCCATCAGAGATTCTCCAGCCCTTTAGCTTTGGGCAGGTATCTCAGATTACCTTTGCTCAGGCTGGTGAGCTTCAAAGAATGGTTCAAACAGCTACAGGCGCTATTGATTCAGCCGGTATTTCAGGTTCTATCAATGGAGAAGCTACTGCTGCCGGTATTTCTATGTCTCTGGGCGCAATCATTAAGCGTCACAAGCGAACCCTGATTAACTTCCAAGAGTCATTCTTAATCCCAATGATTGAGAAGATTGCTTGGAGATATATGCAGTTTGAGCCAGAGTTGTACCCTGTAGCTGACTATAAGTTTGATATTACCTCCTCTCTAGGGATTATTGCCAGAGAGTACGAGGTTACCCAGCTAGTTCAACTACTACAGACTATGCCGCAGACCTCCCCTGCTTATGGGGCTTTGATTGAAGCTGCTATTGATAGTATGAACCTGTCTAACCGAGAAGAGCTAATCAAGATGCTCAGGTCTGCTGGTCAAGTCTCCCCAGAACAACAGCAGGCTCAACAGGCTCAACAAGAAGCTGCACTAAAACTTCAGACAGACTTCCAGCAGTCTCAGACAAATGCCCTTAACGGGCAGGCTAAGGAGTCAGAAGCTAGGGCAATTAAGATGCTGGCTGAGACCAAGGCTATCCCTGTAGAGCTTGAGACTTCCCAGATAAAGGCTATTACAAGTAATCTAGCGGTAGGTAATGCAGACGACAAAGAGTTTGAAAGACGACTCAAGGTTGCAGACAGAGTAATGAACGAGAAGAAAGTAAACTTAGCCATCGCCAAGGAGTTAGCGTAATGGTAACTCCGCAAAACTTGCAAGATGTAGTGGCTCAAGTAAATGCTATAATGAAGAACCTTGAGGAAAGAATCGCGCAACTAGAGAAGGCGCAAGAAGCGCCTAAGCGTGAGCGCCTTAAAAGGAATGGTCGAGACTAAAATGACAGACCAAGAATACTTTGACGCTATGGATGATCTGTTTGCATCCGATGGCTGGAAATTATTGATAAGTGAGCTTGAAGAAAACGCTTACAACATAAATTCTGTTGAGGCAGCAAAAGATGTGAATGACCTGTTCTTTCGCAAAGGGCAGTTAAACAGTCTATCTTTTATCCTTAACCTAGAATCTACCATAGACCATAGCAAAAAAGAGGCAAGCAATGAGAGTCTTTGATTATCAATGTAGAAACACTCATGTATTTGAGTGCTTTGTCAGAGGTAATGAAGATTGTTATTGCCCTCAGTGCGATGAGATTGGTAGCCGCATGATCTGTGCTCCACGAGTATATCTAGACCCTACATCTGGACACTTCCCAGGTGCTACGATGAAGTGGTTAAACTCAAGGGAGAAGCAGATCGCAAGAGAACTTAAGGCAAACCAAGAATAGTCCGTTATTACTGTAGCGAAACAGTGAATCGGGTAGCTAGATTGGTCTTATGAGGCTTAATGATGGCAGAACTAATTGATAGTGTAGAACAAAATGAAGAAGATTTCTCCGTACTCGATGAATCTAACGACGAAGAAGTATCGGTAGAGGCGCAGAGAGAATCGGAAGTTCCCAACAAGTACCGTAATAAGTCTATTCAAGACCTGGTAAAGATGCACCAAGAAGCTGAGTCCCGCATCGGTCAGCAAGGGTCAGAGGTAGGTGAGTTACGCAAAGTTGTAGACAAATTCATTCTCTCACGATCAGATGAAAAAAAGATCGAACCCGTGGAGGAAGTTGACTTCTTCTCTGACCCTGATAAAGCTGTTGATAAGCGCATTAACTCCCACCCTGCCATCAAGCAGGCGCAAGAGTTTAACGCTAGGATGCAGAGTGAGCAGGCAAAGAGTATGTTGATGTCAAAGCATCCTGACGCTGCTGAGATTGCTGGAGACCCTGCATTTGCAGAGTGGATTCAGTCAAGTAAGTGGCGTAAAGAGTTATACTCCCGCGCAGATAGTCAGTTTGATGCTGATGCAGCAGATGAGTTGTTCTCCCAATGGAAATCAACCAAGAGCGCATCGTCAAGCTTACTAGATGCAGAGAAGGCTTCTCGAAAGGAGACTTTGAAAAAAGCATCAACGGGGTCATCTAAAGGAAGTTCTGAGCCGAAAGGCAAGACTTTCTACCGTAGACGGGACATTATTGAACTCATGCAAACCAATCCAGAACGCTACCACGCTATGGAGCCTGAAATAAGACAGGCTTACGCTGAAGGTAGGGTTCGTTAAATAGAGGCTACACATCATGGCTAGCGAAACCTCAGGTGCGTTTTTTACCGCAAACGCAGTAGTAGATAAAACAGCAGCAGATAAGTTTATACCGGAGATTTGGTCTGACGAGGTGATTGCCGCCTATCAGAAATCTCTGAAAATGGCTCCGCTTGTTAAGAAAATGAACTTCCGAGGCAAGAAGGGCGATGTTATCCATCTGCCCAAGCCTGTTCGTGGCTCTGCCAGTGCCAAGGCAGAAGCAACAGCAGTTACGATTCAAGCGAACCTTGAGTCTGAAACCACTCTGACGATTAACCGTCACTTCGAATACTCTCGTTTGATCGAGGATATTGTGAACGTCCAGGCTCTGTCATCTCTGCGTCAGTTCTACACAGAAGATGCAGGCTACTCACTGGCTCGTCAGATTGACAACGATCTGTTCCGCGCTGGTACTGCGTTTGGTAACGGTACACTTGACCTGACTGTTGCGCTATCAGGAACTTGTACTGGTGCTGCGTGGGTTAACACAAACTCCTACTACATCGACTCCTCTACTGGCTTGACTGCGTATGCTGTTGACCAAGTAGTGACGGGCGACGTGTTTACTGACGCTGGTTTCCGCGCTCTGATTAAGAAAATGGATGACGCAGATGTCCCCATGACTGAACTTTGCTTCGTGATTCCTCCTGCATTGCGCTCTGCAATCATGGGTGTTGATCGCTATGTATCAAGCGACTTCACTGATGCGCGTTCTGTACAGTCAGGCTTGATTGGTAGTGTATACGGCATTCAGATTTATGTATCCTCCAATTGCCCGCTGATTGAGGATGCTACATCTAACAGTGCTGGCACTATCGACGTGCGTGGTGCGTTCTTCTTCCACAAGGATGCACTGGTTCTTGGTGAGCAGATGAGTGTTCGTTCACAGACTCAGTACAAGCAAGAGTACCTGTCTACTCTGTACACTGCCGACACTCTTTACGGTGTCCAGGCTCACCGTCCAGAAGCAGGTTTCATCCTTGCGGTTCTTGATGCGTAAGTAAGAGACGAGGGGAGGGGTAACTCCCTCCCTTTGTTTTACCCTCATTAACTTATAGGGCTATCAGATGAGTAATTATACAAAGACCACAAACTTTACGGCCAAAGACACCCTTATATCTGGTAATCCTTCAAAAATTGTTAAAGGCTCTGAGCATGATGCCGAGTACACGGCAATCCAGACGGCTGTTAACTCCAAGGCTGACGCTGCCTCTCCTTTGTTTACAGGAACTCCGTCCTTAAATGGGGTAGCCATTACATCAACAGCCGCAGAATTGAATATCCTTGACGGTGTTACTGCTACAGCAGCAGAGATCAACGTCCTTGATGGCATTACATCTACAGTAGCAGAACTAAATATCCTTGACGGAGTGACAGCTACAGCCGCAGAGCTTAATGCCCTTGATGGCATAACCTCAACAGTCACAGAATTGAATTACACCGATGGCGTTACAAGTGCCATTCAAACCCAACTAGATGCCAAAGCTCCTCTAAACTCTCCTGTTCTTGTTACCCCTAACCTTGGTACTCCTTCAGCGGGAACATTGACTAACGCTACAGGGTTGCCCATTGTTGCCGGTACTACTGGAACTCTCTCTACTGCCCGTGGCGGCACAGGAGTTACTACAGCTAGTAACGGTCAGCTTCTAATAGGAAATGGCTCAGGCTTCACAGCAGCGACCCTCACAGCAGGCTCTGGCGTAACCCTAACCAATGGGGCAGGGTCTATCCAGGTTGCCTTCTCTGGCCCAGGCACTGGCACAGTCACATCTGTAGGTGGTACAGGCACAGTCAACGGCATTACCCTGACGGGCACAGTGACCTCCTCTGGTGATCTGACACTCGGTGGCACGCTGTCTGGAGTAGACCTGACCTCTCAGATTACAGGCACCCTACCAGTCGCTAACGGCGGCACAGGCATAACGTCTTTCGGTTCTGGTGTAGCTACATTCCTCGGCACCCCATCAAGCGCAAACTTAGCTGCTGCGGTAACAGACGAGACAGGTTCGGGTGCTTTGGTATTTGCCACAAGCCCAACACTGGTTACTCCTGCACTGGGTACACCTGCTTCTGGCAACCTCTCCAACACAACAGCAGACGGCACAAACTCTGTC